CCACAATCTGCATGGAATCCCCTTTAAAGCGCGTAACATCCATTAAATACAGCGTATCGGTGTGATCTTGCAGCAACGTCACACCTACTGTCCAGTCGTTTTGCTGTTTTTCACCAATGGCGAAGTCCCACGCAGTATACAGCTGATAACCGCCGATAGCAGGTAATACGCGCTGATAGCGGAAGAACTCCTTTCGGAAGTACATACCCTCGTCTGGCACTGGGTTCTGTTGGTACAGAGCTGACCAGATCCGTGGACTGTTCATGTTTGAACGTATGCGCTTCAACGCCTCGGTCGGGTAGCGCGCTTCGTGCAGGCACGTGTCTACAGGACGAAGCAACGTGAGCTCTCGGCTCATCCCCAGGGGCGGATTCGCTACGTCTACCCCTTCGTCAGTACGCGTGATGACCTTAGTAACTTCGTCTCGATACTCCCATTTTTCCGACAGAGCCGGGTACCGCACCACGTCGAACTGGTCCGTCTCTCTATCCACGGCCATACGCTGCTGTAAACGTCCTGCGAGATCATCGTCATTCCACCACGTCTCGATAAACAGTACACCGCCACCTGGGGCAAGCCGGGTGTATGCGGTGGACTGATACCATTCATCTAACAGATTGCGGCGGTCGATGCTGTCAGCCTCCTCCATGTTCTTGAGGGGGTCATCGATGATGAGGATGTGAGCGCCCTTGCCCGTAATACCACCGCCCACACCAGCCGCAGTAAAACCACCCCCTTTCGTCGTGTTCCATGCTTCCGCACTCTGGGAGTCCGGGTCCAACCTGGTGTCCGGGAACATGGCCATGTAGTGCCCATCACGGACCACCTCGCGCACCTTCCGCGAGAACTTCATAGGTAAGTCGAGATTATAGCCGACGTTAATGATCTCATGGCTTGGGTTGTGACCCAGGTGCCAGGCAGGAAACCGTATACTGGCCAGCTCACTGTTGTGCGTCGGCACCAAGCTACGCCCTACCAAATACAGGCCGTCGGGTGCCTCTACCTGGATGCAGCGGCCGAGCTGAGCCTCCTCCGGAGCTACACGCACTACGTCCATGACGCGTGTGTGGCCAGAGGCACCGTGCGTGTTGCGCCGCCTGCGGTTACGAACGTCCTTGATAATCTCCAGGTTGTTCGCCAGGTCCGCAGCTGGTAGGCTGAACCGGAAGCCATAGCGCAGGCTTCTATACCGCAGTGAGCCGACTCTAGCCTTCCACGCCAGCATCTCCTTCGTCTCTACGGTGCGATACTCGTAGTACTTCCGGTTACCATACTTAACTCTGTCCGGACTGGCCCGCAGCACGTGGCAGTCCCATTCATGGTTCTCATGCACTAGGAACTGCTCGCCTGTGTCGATCGTGACTAGCACGTCAGCTATGTCAGGAGCCGACACTGCTTTGACCCTAGTCCACCGGCCGTCGAAGCCTACGACGAAGTCACCCACCCGTAGCTGGCCGTGTGTCTTCCACCCGTCACGAGTGCGCACCTCTGTGCTGTCGGCCATGAGCTTCCCATGCCTTGGCGGCATGAGCAGCATGAGACGAGGGCTCTTCCGATCCTTCACGTCCTGGCTGAACTTCTCCAGCCGTGCGCAGATGTCCTCGTGTACCCAGCCAGCCTCGTAGCTAGGGTGGGTAAGCTTCGTGAACTGTAGCAGCCGACGGCGAGCAAGCTCCCGCTGGGCAAGAACCTTGTGTGCACGCTGCTGCGCTGCGTTTTTACCAGGTAACAACTGGACCTACCGTCAACGCGATGACCTCTCGGTCGACTGCGTTCTTGTGTGCGAAGTCACGGACCTGCACGATGTCACGATGGAACATACCTGGGTAGAACGTGAAGAACACCCCGTCCGCCTTGTCTTTCTCGTTCTGTAGCGAGTAAGCAACCACTTCGTCGCCACGCTTGGCAGGAACTAGGTAGCGAACAGCCCCTAACTCAGGCACCGCGTACTTGAGGTTCGGGCAGTCGACGAAGAAGCCGAACGCTAAACCAGTCGGCCACCGGTCGTGGTCCGCTGTCTCTTTGCAATATCCATAAAACATACTTAGTCCTTTGTCATTGGTACACAAACCGCGTGGCAATTAAGATGACGATCACTCCAGCACCTTGAAATCCCCCTCGAGCTCTACGCCCTCGGCTAGCTTGAGAAGCTCCTCATCCGGCATGGACTGAAGCTTCTGAATAATCACCTCACCTTGGTGCGTCACGTTTAACTGGTGGCGCACGGGCTCGTAATATCCGCACATCTTGGCAATCTCCCGCCAGCCACCTACCATCGGTGCGGCCTCTCCCGCCACGCGAGCCACGTTAATCGCCTCCAGAAACCCATCCAGCACCTTCTGACGAGTCATCTTCGTCGTCAACTCGAACTCCTTCCGCCCTGCGGATATGGCGTTCAGAATCTCCGGCCGCTTCATAATTATCGCTATGGTCCCGTCTGGGTTCGCATAGCCAGCCATCCGCGCTGCGGTTATGGGGGCCATGTTCTCACGGATGATGTAGTTCACGAACAGGCGCTCCTCCACCGATAAGGCTCTGTCGCCGTTCGGTTCTCGGAAGTGGGCTACGTTACCGGGCAGCGGGGCTATCCCACTCTTACCCTTTTTCATATTTGGCATCGTTCATATGCTACTACAGACTGAGAGAAAAAGCAAATGAGAAAAAATTTTTTGATTTTTTTATACTTATCCGTCACACCCATCCCCTCCC